AATAAAACTCCAGACGATGGAGATTACCTTTGGGAAATGTGCGGCGAGTATTGGTGTGAAGATTGTTGCGACAAAGACCATGAGGCGGAAGAGATTCCGCAATTTAAAGGCACAACAGATGCGCTGAATAATCTTGGCGCATAACACTGCATTCAAAGGACGCAGGCGAACGTGTCTGCTGGCTATAATTGTTATGTGTGATTTACGGGAGGACTTATGAAGAAGATTAGAATGGTTGTAGAGATTGAATATGATGATGAAGTAATGCACGGCACTGATGAAGAGGCAATAGACTGGTTTAATAACGATATACTACTTGGTAAGAAAGGCTTGCTACTGCTCCACTCAAATGAGATTGGCGATCAAGTTGGTAAGGTTGAAGGTATCGAGTTTTTAGGCTCATAACCCAGAGACCAACGGTGCGAAGCAATTGAATTTAATCAATCCAGCGAGATGATATATGTTAATATTTGATATAGAAACAGACAATCTACTTGACAATGTAACAACAGTTCACTGTATCGTTATGCAGTGCACCGACACAGGGGAAGTATTTAAATATGACCCGACACAAATAAGTGCAGCTCTTGAAGCGTTGCGTGGTGCGCAACAGATAGGGGGGCACAACGTCATGGCGTATGACTTACCTGTACTGAAAAAGCTTTATAACTTTGAATACAAAGGAGAAGTCTTTGACACGTTAGTCGCCTCACGTTTGATTTGGCCCAACATGAAAGAAAAAGATATGTTGAAGCGGACAGTTGACAATAAGTTGATTGGTTCACATTCCTTAAAGGCATGGGGACAACGCTTAAAGTTTCATAAGGGTAACTACGGAGAGCAGAACGAGGCATGGGATTCCTATTCACCTGAGATGTTAGAGTATTGTCAACAGGATGTATTACTTAATGTTCATCTCTATAATTTAATTAAATCAAAAAACTATCCAGAAAAACCTATGCGTCTTGAACATGAGATGAATAGACTCCTTATTAAACAACAGAAAGCAGGTTTTCCTTTCGATGTTAAGAAGGCACAAAAACTTTACACAGGTTTGACTACACGTAAGGAGGAAATACAAACGGAATTAGTTAATACTCTTGAACCTACTATCATTGAGTTAAAAACCAAAACAAAGACTATTCCTTTTAATCCTGCTTCACGCCAACAAATTGCAGATAGGTTACAGAAGCTAGGCTGGACTCCAAAAGATTTTACGCCTTCAGGGGAGCCAAAAGTTGATGAAAAAATCTTATCGGGAATTGATTTACCCGAGGCTGCTTTATTAACTGAGTTCCTAATGTTAAACAAAAGGCTGGGGCAACTAGGCAATGGAAAACAAGCATGGCTTAAACTGGAAAATAACGGACGTATACACGGTCGCGTCAACCACATGGGTGCTGTTACTTCTCGCTGCACTCACTCAGACCCAAATGTTGCTCAAGTCCCAAGCACAGGTGCGGCATTTGGAAAAGAATGTAGAGAGTTATTCCATGCTCCTAGTGGATATGTACTCCTTGGTGCAGATGCAAGCGGGCTTGAGTTACGATGCTTGGCGCATTATATGTGCAGATACGATGGAGGTAGGTATGGTAAAGAGATACTCGAAGGGGACATCCATACCGCTAACCAAGAAGCCGCAGGGTTAGCTACTCGCCCCCAAGCTAAGACATTTATCTACGGTTTTTTATACGGAGCAGGAAATGAAAAGATAGGTCAGATCATTGGCAAAGGTGCGAAGGAGGGGGGTCAGATTAAGAAACGATTTCTGGCTAAGACTCCTGCGTTAAAGAAACTCACAGAAGCTCTAAATATTAGGCTGGAACAGCAGCATGGTGAAAAGTTTATAAAGGGTTTAGATGGTAGGTTAATCCCTATCCGTCACCCCCATGCTGCCCTGAACACTTTACTTCAATCAGCGGGAGCAATCCTTTGTAAACATTGGTACGTTTCCATAGAAAATATGATAAGACGTAAAGGCTACACTAACGAAGATGCTACGATTGTGGCGTATGTTCACGATGAAGTTCAGATCCTAGTTAAGAAAGGGCTTGAGGATGATATTGGTGCAATCACTAAAGCGGCCATTAAAGAAACAGAGCAAGCGTTCAACTTCAAATGCCCTCTCGACTCAGAGTTCCAAGTCGGAAGTAGTTGGGCAGACACTCACTGATGTTAACCGTCTTGGAGATATGGCGGAGTACTATGCAATCACTTGGTTATGGGATGAAGGTTTTGAAGTATTCCAGAACTGTGGCTGCACAGGTGCTATTGATATTGTGGCGATCAAAGATGGGGAGGTTTACTTGTTTGATGTTAAGATGAATAGTAGCGACAAAGCTAATAACGCTAGAGCACGTACAGCGTTGCAAAAAGAATTGGGTGTTCAATACATATTATTTAACCCTAAAACCCGTAAACTACGTTTAGCAAAGCATAAGGAATAATCATGGAAACAAGCACACTTAATTTAATCTTAGGTTTCGGTTTCGGTTTCGTCTCGTTTGCTCTTGCTTACAAATGGATTGTGGAAGGGATTATTGCATACCGCATGTACTGTAGTAATGATGATGATACGCAAACTATAACTCTTGAAGAGTTTTACGAAATGCTAGAGGATGAAGATGAAAACTACTAGAACATTATTAGTTGATGGTGACATAGTGGCTTATAAAGCTGCTGTTGTTGCTGAGACTCCTATTGATTGGGGTGAGGGTATATGGACACTACATGCTCACGAGAAGGATGTTATAGCTTCGATGGAAGAGTTTATGAGTAAGATCATTGAAGAGTCAGGGTGTGATAAAGTAATCACCTGTCTCAGTGGAGACAACCTGTACCGCAAAGATGTGGCCCCTTACTACAAAGCTAATCGTAAGGGTACTCGTAAACCCATGCTCCTAAATTTTGCTAAAAAATATTTGGCAGATAATCACAACGGTAAAGTTGAGGATAACCTAGAGGCAGATGATCTTTTAGGAATCTTAGGCAGTGCGGATAAGAACACGGTGATCTGGTCTGCGGATAAAGATCTACTTACCATACCTGCGTACCACTTGATTGATGGTAAGGTTGTGGAGGTAGATGAAGAAGAAGCAGACTACATGTTCTTGTACCAAACCCTTGTGGGTGACTCGACTGATAACTACAAAGGTTGTCCTACCGTTGGTGATAAGAGAGCTAACGCAATCTTAGAGAAGGAAGGAGCTACTTGGGAAACAGTCGTAAAAGTTTTTAACTCTAAAGGGCTTGGTGAAGAAGTAGCAATAGAGAATGCAAGACTAGCACGTATTCTACGTGACGGTGAATATAACTTTGAAACGAAGGAAGTAAAACTATGGGCAGCATAAACGATGCATCCGCAGCAGAGTGGGATTTAGCTTATACGAGTACCCACACCACCACAACGGATAACGACGTTGTAAACAAACCCGCACACTACAATGTAGGTTCGATAGAAACCATCGACTACATTATTGATGTGCTAGGTTATCACGATGCTATCTCATATTGTCACGGTAACTTAATAAAGTACACCGGCACACGTCTATGGGAAAAAGGAAATCCTATCCAAGATGCAGAGAAAGCACGATGGTATTTAAACAAAATGATTGAACTAATGAAAAAAACTAAAGGTACTAACTGGTAATGGAGAAAATTAAAGAAATGAATTATGACTACTTAACTGGTATGTTTGAAGGCTTTGATTACTATCAAGCTAAATGTAATTTAACAGCCGTCTTTCCTGAAGACCTTGCAGTAGAATATCTTACAATGGGCTTGTGTTCCGAAGCTGGGGAAGTTGCAGGTAAGGTTAAGAAAAAAATACGTGATGGGGAAGCACTTACTTTTAAAGAGGATATTAGTGCTGAACTGGGAGATGTCTTTTGGTACTTAGCAGTATTGGCTGATCGACTAGGGCTTAACCTCAGTGACATAGCTTTTGATAATCTTAGTAAGGTGATGCTGCGTAAATCAAACAATACCATTAAAGGATCAGGAGACAAGCGTTAATGGACTCATATCAACAATACATTCACAAATCCCGCTACGCAAGATGGCGTGAAGAAGACAATCGACGTGAGACTTGGGAAGAAACAGTACATCGGTATGTAGACTTCTGGTTAGCTAAAGGACAGATCAATAAGGCGACAGCTAAGACCTTGTTCGATGCTATCTACAACCTAGAAGTGATGCCCTCCATGCGCTGCTTAATGACAGCAGGTAAAGCACTTGATCGTGATAACATGGCAGGGTTCAACTGCTCCTACGTGGCAATCGACCATGTAAGAGCATTCGATGAAATTTTATATGTTTTAATGTGTGGCACTGGTGTTGGCTTCTCTGTCGAGCGTCAGTCTGTAAATAAACTTCCAGAAGTAGCCGAGGAATTTAATGAGACAGAGACTACAATCGTTGTTAAAGACAGTAAAATTGGTTGGGCTAAAGCTTTCCGTGAATTGGTTAGTCTTTTGTATTCAGGTCAAATACCTTCGTGGGATATTAGCCGTCTGCGTAAAAAAGGTGAAAGGTTACATACGTTCGGTGGGCGTTCTTCGGGCAGCGATCCACTTGTTTCTCTTTTCCGTTTTTCTGTGTCTACTTTCAAGAACGCTGCTGGCCGTAAGCTCACTTCTATAGAGGTACATGACATTGTATGTAAAATTGCGGAAATTGTTGTGGTTGGTGGGGTGCGTAGGAGTGCTCTTATTAGTCTTTCTAATCTTTCTGATGATAGAATGCGTCATGCTAAGTCTGGTAATTGGTGGGAGAATGATGGACAACGCGCTCTCGCTAATAATAGTGCAGTATACAACGAACGTCCCGACTTTGAAACGTTCTTGGAAGAATGGACTTCATTATATAAATCGAAAGCGGGTGAGCGTGGCATCTTTTCTCGAACAGCAGCTAAGAAGCAAGCCGAGAAAAACGGACGAAGGGACATAGAGCATGACTTTGGGACGAACCCTTGCAGCGAGATCATTCTACGTTCTGCACAGGTTTGTAATTTATCAGAAGTGGTTATCAGAAGTACTGACACACTGGCTGATTTAAACCGTAAGGTAGAGCTGGCTACAATCTTAGGGACACTACAGTCATCTTTGACTAATTTCCGGTACGTTCGGTCTGTCTGGAAAAAGAACACAGAAGAAGAATGCTTACTAGGTGTAAGTATGACAGGCATCATGGATCATGCTATTATGTCTGGTAAAGATAAAGACACTTCGTGGTTCTGTGGTGATCAAGAACAACTCCCCACAATTCTTCAGAAGCTTAAAGCTACAGCAGTGGCAACAAATAAGAAGTGGGCTAAGAGTTTAGGTATTAATCAATCTACGGCTGTTACTGCCGTGAAACCTAGTGGAACAGTCTCTCAGTTAGTAGATAGTGCCTCTGGTATTCACGCTAGGTTCTCTGACTATTACATCCGTACAGTAAGGAGTGATGGTAAAGATCCTATTTCAGCGTTCCTGAAGGATGCTGGAATACCTTGGGAGAAAGATGTGATGAACGAAGAGAACTATGTATTCTCTTATCCTATCAAGGCTCCAGAAGGCTCTACCTCTGTAGACTCTCTCAACGTTCAGCAACAGCTTGACCTATGGGAAACTTATCAGAACCATTGGTGTGAGCATAAACCTAGTGTTACAATATACTACTCTGATACTGAGTTCCTCGCAGCAGGGCAGTGGTTGTGGGATAGGTTAGACAGTTGCTCAGGTATCAGCTTCCTACCTCGGACTGACCATGTGTATCAACAAGCCCCATACACAGCAATCACTAAGGAGCAATACGATGAAACTTTAGCTGAGATGCCTAAAAATATTAACTGGGATGACTTAGGTAAATTTGAGAAAGAAGACACTACAACAGGAACCCAGGAACTCGCTTGTGTAGCTGGACAGTGTGAAATATAATAATGATATTGGAGGTAATAAACTGCCCCCATATCGTTTTTAAGTCTAAGAAATACCTTCCTTATAACCCTTTGATTTAATTAGTTTATCTCGAAGGTTCCCCTATTAGAGAACAGTTATGAAAATAAACCCTATTATAAGTAAAGAGTTAGTAGTTTTATTAAAGGAAATATATCCAAATAAACTACCACATAAACTAGGCGTAAAAGATATTCAGATCGCTTACTTACAAGGACAACAAGCTGTTGTTGAAAAAATAGAAGCTATGCTTAACGACGATCAAACAAATGAGGAATAATTATGTGCATGTCAAAACCCAAGACTCCAAAGCCACCAGCAGCACCGCCAGCACCAGCTCCAGCTCCAGAGGCAATAGAAAACGCTGTAGACTCTAATGCTGAACAACGTAAGAAGAAACGTAAAGGGTCTAAACAACTCCGTAGAGGTTCTTCAGGTGTTCAAACAGGTAATTCAGGAACAGGCACAGGTTTAACAATCAAAAAGTAGGAATAACCCATGATGATGAACGAGCAAAGCGTAGCTAGTGCTTACGAAAACATGGAGGCAGATCGGGATGTCTTTTTGACAAGAGCGAGAGCGGCTGCTGAATTGACAATACCGACACTCATGCCACGTGATGGTCATACATCTTCTACTCAATACGATACACCGTATCAAGCGGTTGGTGCGAGAGGGGTCAATAACTTAGCCTCCAAGTTGTTAATGACTCTTCTCCCACCTAATAGTCCCTTCTTTCGTTTAACGATTGATGATTTTGACTTAGTGGAACTTGCTGGTGCTGATGCCAGAGGTAAGGCAGAGGATGCCTTAGCCCGTATTGAACGCTCCGCATCACAGATGGTAGAGGCCAAGGCAATTAGAGTACCTGCATTTGAAATGCTCAAGCAACTTATTGTCAGTGGTAACGCCCTTATACACATGCCCAAAGATGGTGGGATGAAAATCTTTCGTTTAGATAGCTACTGCGTCAAGCGGGATACTATGGGCAACCTACTTAAGATTGTTGTTAAGGAGTCTGTTGCTTTTGAAGCTCTCCCTGAGAATGTGAAGGCTAATTTAGAAGAGAATGAAGAGTATATCAAACAACAAGATAAAAGAGAGTGTGACTTATACACTTGTATCAAGCGTGAAGGTAAGAAGTTTAAGATACATCAAGAAGTACACGGGGAAGTAATCCCTAAGTCTGAAGGTAGTTACCCTGAAGACAAACTGCCGTGGTTAGCTCTACGCTTCATTGCTATTGATGGTAACGATTACGGACGCTCTTTCGTGGAAGAGATTATCGGTGATCTAAAATCACTAGAAGCCTTGACACGAGCGATTGTAGAAGGAAGCGCAGCTAGTGCTAAACTTATCTTTATGGTTCGTCCTAATGGTACGACAAAGGTACGTAGTATTGCTGACTCACCCAACGGTGCTATTATATCGGGTGACGCAAATGACGTATCTACACTACAAGCTAACAAGTTCAATGACTTCCGTGTAGCTCAAGAAACAATGGCTACCATTACTGAACGCTTGTCCTTCTCCTTCCTCCTAAACAGTTCTGTACAGCGTAATGCTGAACGAGTAACTGCGGAAGAAGTAAGATACATGGCACAAGAACTAGAGACTGCTTTAGGTGGTATCTACTCTGTACTATCACAAGAGTTTCAATTACCTCTTGTTAATCTACTTCTTAATAGAATGACGAAAGAAGGTAAGATGCCTAAGTTCCCTAAAGATACTTTGAAGCCTCAGATCGTTACTGGTTTAGAGGCTCTTGGCCGAGGTCAGGATCTTAATAAGCTATCTGCGTTCTTACAATATCTCGCACCTCTTGGTGCAGAGGTGATTCAAAATAACTTAAACATTGATGACTACTTAGACCGCTTAGGTGCTTCTTTAGGTATTGACACTCAAGGACTAATTAAGTCTCCTGAACAAAAACAACAAGAACAGGAAGCAACCCAAGCCGCTATGCAGCAACAACAGATGATGCAGATGGCTGAGAAAGGTGTACCAGCAATGGCTAAAGGTATGGCCGAGGGAATGCAACAACAGCCTGAAGGAGAAGAGTAATGTGTATGGCAGAAGCTGAAGCATCTACATTAAATCCTCCTTCTGCTCCTGCTCCTATGGTTCAGCCTAGCCCGCATACTAATAAGCCTGTGCAACAACCTAAGCAGAAGCCAGTGGCGGCTGCTCCTATGACTCAGCCTAATCCTCATATTGAAACGCCTGAACAAAAACACTTCTTAGACGTAATGGCTAAGTTTGAAGGGGTTAAGAGGCATGATGGAGCAGAGGCGCATGATAAGGATACTCATGGTTATGGTTTAAAGGAAACCACCCGTAATGATTTAGGTATCCCTATGAACAAAGATCCTAGAGTTATGGCTGCAAAAGCTTACGACCACTTCTATAATAAAGCTAAGAAGAATGTAAAGAACTTAGATAGTATGGATATTGAAGCTAAGACTTTCTTAACTTCTACAGTGTGGAATACTGGAACGGTGTTCGGTAGTTCTAAGAGAATAGCAGAAGGAAAAAACTTTAAGTTAAGTGATGTAGAAGAGTATGTAAATAACATACGCACTGGTGAAGGGAAATCAGCGAAGTATTTGGCAGGACTAGGTAACAGAAGGGCTAAAGATTATAATGTATTGGCAGAAGGAAGAGGTTGGCCTACGATTGATAAGATTGCTTGGACAACTAAAGGAGGAACATTTACTTTTTCTAATGGAAAGACTGCTAAGATAAACAGGAAGGTAGAGCCTACTGAATCACCTTTAGTTACTCTACGTAGTAAACCTAAAACAAGTAGGGAAGAATTTCAAGCTGCCTTTAAAGCCGCTAAACAAAAAGGTGCTAAAATCTTTGAGTGGCCCAAAGGTAGTGGAAAGAAATACAGTACGAAAGAAGCTTAACTTTAAACTAAAGAGACTTTAAAATGACAGAACAATTATCAACACATGAAGACGTAGCCTCTAATGCTGACGCACAGGCGACACACGAAGCCGAGATGGTTAAGGTAGCAGATGAGTTAGAAGCAAAGAACAACCCGGATGCTGAACAACGACCTGACTGGCTACCAGAGAAATTTAAATCTGCTGAACAGATGGCAGAGGCGTATGCTAACCTAGAATCGAAACTAGGGAGCAACGAGCAAGCGCAAGAGACCCCAGAGGAAACTACAACTGAACCGACAGCACAAGCCGAGGCTAGTGAAGTCCAACAAGCGGTAGAGAAAGCTGGAGTTGACTTTAATGCGTTACAAAGTGAATACAACGAACAGGGAGGAATTACTGAAGAATCTTACACTAAGTTAGAGGAAGCAGGGTTCTCCAAAGATTTGGTACAAAGTTGGATCAAAGGCCAAGAGGCCGTGAACGCTAACTACCAGAGTGCTGTCTACGATTCCGTAGGTGGTGAAGAAGCATACGGTGAAATGATATCATGGGCTAGTGGAAACCTCTCCGAAGGGGAAACCCAAGCTTTTGATAAAGCCGTAACTTCAGGTGATCTTGATATGGTTAAGATGGCGGTGTCCAACTTACAATCAAAGTATCAATCTGCTGAGGGTACAGATCCAACACTATTAGGTGAAGGGCAATCCAGTAACTCGACAGGCGGTGTGTACGGATCATGGGCAGAGGTTACTGCTGCTATGAATGACACCCGATACGAAAGTGATGTCGCATATCGCCAACAAGTTGCTGCCAAGATCGGCAGGAGCCAACTGTAACAAGTCTCTTTGGCCACCTTCGGGTGGCTTTTTAATTCTAAAAGTACTACAACACAATTACAATTACCTTTGACCCTCCGAGGAGGACAATCTCAGAGAACGCATGAGTGTTAAGTGACTGAAAGAATATCAATCATTTAAACATTTAACTAAAAGGTAAAATATTATGTCTTATACTGCATCCCGATTGGGTGAAAATGCTGGTACAGCTACTAATGCTAAAGAGCTTTTCTTAAAAGTCTTTGCTGGTGAAGTTCTAACTGCATTTAACACTAACAATATTGCAATGCCCTTGCACCGTGTACGTACTATCTCTAGTGGTAGTTCTGCACAATTCCCTTTAACAGGTATTGCTGCTACTGCAACCCTAGCAGCCGGTAACGAAGTATCTCCTTCTGCTATCAGTCACAGTGAGAAAACAGTAAACATTAATGATCTTTTAACTTCTTCTGTTTTCATTGCGAAAATTGATGAAGCGATGAATCACTATGATGTTCGCTCTATCTACTCTACTGAGATTGGTACTGCTCTAGCTAAAGCTGCTGACGTTGCTGTCTTCGGTCAAATTGCTGCGGCAACTGATGACACTGCTGAGTACGCTCAAGGCGCTAACCAAAACAACGCTGACGTTGAAATTGCTGGTACTGGCTCTGCTATTACTGGTACTGCTGTTGCAGATTCTATCTTTGAAGCTCTCCAAGCTCTTGACGAGAAGAATGTAACAGGTGAGCGTTCAGTAGTTCTTGATGCTGCTACTTATTACACCATGTTCAAAGGCACTGTTTCTAACCTTGCCGGTGTTATGAGTTCTGACTTCGGTACTGGTGGTAACTTGAATGCTGGTAGCGTACCTCAAGTTGGGGGCGCTAAAGTATACATGTCTAACAACCTGCCTTCAGGTTCTAAAGGTTTAGTATTCACTAAAGACGCTGCGGCAACTGTGAAATTACTCGATCTGGCCGTTGAATCTGAGTACCAAGTTTCACGACAAGGTACACTAATGGTAGCTCGTTACGCAATGGGCCATAACTCATTACGTCCTGAGTGTGCTGTTAAACTGATTAACGATGCTTAATCAATAGTTGGAAGCTCCCCTTCGGGGGAGTTCTCCTCTTTATTTTTTCATTGAGGTATTTATGACAACTCCTACAACAAAACTGGAAGCTGTGAACTCCATGTTATCTACCATTGGGGAAGCACCTATAAACAGCTTACAATCTGGTTTAGTAGATGCCGAGACTGCTGAGACCATTCTCAATGAAGTTTCACGAAGCGTCCAAGCACAAGGCTGGAACTTCAACTCGGAACCAGATTACTCCGTTGCGGCTGACACTAGCGGTAACGTCATACTTCCTTCAGAGATCTTAAGGGCTGACTTAGCTAACTCTGAGACGAAGTATAGAAACTCTAAACAAGAGTACGTACAACGTGGTAACAAGATGTACGATAAAGTTAAGCATAGTTATAACATTGCAAAGACCCTCAAGCTTGATGTGGTCGTCCTATTAGATTTTGAATTGTGTCCTGAAGTAGCTAGACGCTACATTACAGTAAAAGCTGCCCGTATCTTTCAAGAGCGTGTGGTTGGTAGTGATTCACTCTCTGGCATGAACAGGAATGATGAACAAGAAGCCTTATTTACACTTCGGGAAGCTGAAGGAGATAATGGGGACTATAACATATTCGATGATTACAGCACTGCAAGTGTGCTTGATCGTTCCATTGGAACAAAGGTGGTAACAAATGGCTCTAGTTTCTAAGAACATTCCTAACCTCATCAATGGGGTTTCTCAACAACCCACAGCGTTGCGTTTAGCAAGTCAAGGAGAGGTACAGGAAAACGGTTTCTCTGATGTTGTTGATGGTCTTAAGAAACGCCCGCCTACTGAATTTAAAAATATACTGAGGAAAGGCTCACCTACAGGTTTAGCTTTAAGCGTTACTGAGTTAGGCAGATCTTTCTTCCACACTTACAAGAGAAGCGATGACGAACAGTTTACCGTTGTTTATGATCCTGTAGGCACCGTTATGCGTGTCTATGATATTGCTGGTAAACTTCGCTATGAAAGCGGTACAGCTAGCTGGGATGCAAATGGCACTCAGATAACAAATAACTCAGATAGCACAGCGTACCTTAGCGGTATCGCCAGAGCTGACATTGCCTCTACCTCTGTTGCTGACTACACGTTCTTTGTAAACAAGAAGAAAGTAGTAGCTAAGGATACAAGCACCCCCAGTAACCCTAGGGACTTTGAGGCTTTATTTTATTTGAAGAAAACAGATTACGCTAAAACCTACCAAGTGTTTGTCAATAATAGTTATGGCACTTTAGTCGGTAATGGTTATAAGAGCACTCCTGATAGTGATCCTGCTTCGGATGCCGTATACTTAAAAACCAACTACGTTTTAGGCCAAATCCTTAATCATACCCATGGGTCAGGTTCAACCTTAAGCTTACCTTCACCTTATGTAATTAGAAACGGTGTTCCCCAAAACATAATTGGAATTACAAACGATACCAATGATTTTGATGTACGCACCCGTGATGACACAGGGGGTACATCCTTCTTTGCTCACAAAGATGCCATAGCTACTTTTACAGAATTACCTAAGTATGGTTTTGATGGTTTTGTCATCCAAGTTAATGGTAATAATCAAAAGAAGGAAGATGATTTTTATGTAAGGTATACGGGAGGTAGATCAACAGGTACTTGGAAAGAGTGTCCAGCTCCTTCTCGCCCTAATGCTCCAGTCTACCACAGTTTTGATAACTCAACCCTGCCTCACACGTTAAGGCAGAACGTAGATGAATCTTTTACTTTCGGTGCAGAGACTTGGGAAGATAGGAAGACAGGGGACGATGACACTAACCCTTTCCCTAGTTTTGTCGGTGGTACACTCTCTGATGTGTTTTTCCACCGTAACCGTTTAGGTTTCCTCTCAGGTGAAAACATAATCTTTAGTGAAGCAAGCAGTTACTTTAACTTCTTCCGTGTAACAGTGAGAAGCTTACTAGACTCTGCTCCTATTGATATAGCAGTTAGCCAGAATGAGGTATCTACCCTAGAGGCTGCGGTACCTACGCAAGATAACCTAATGCTTTTCTCTAACTTAACACAGTTTAGTTTATCAGCGGATCAAACCCTGACTGCTATGGATGTCTCCATTGATCAGTCAACTAAGTACGAATGTGATTTAACAGCTAAACCTTTGAGCGTAGGTACAAGTATCTACTTCACACATAAGGATGGTAACTTCTCTGGGATACGTGAGCTATACACCCAAGGGGACTCAGATACCCAAGACGCTCCTTCAATCACCTCACACGTTCCTGAGTATATAACAGGGGGCGTAAGACAGATGGTTGGCTCATCTAACGAAGATATGCTCGTGTGCTTAACAGACGGTGATAAGAAAGAGGTGTACGTCTACAAGTGGTATGACTCAGATAGAGAGCGTTTACAAAGCTCATGGTCTAAGTGGAAGTTTGACCATGAAGTAGAACACGTAGCTTTTAACAACACTAATATATTCTTTGTGTTTGCTGATGGGTCTTTTGAGAAGATGTCTCTTACAAACACAGGATCTACTAATGTGTTGTTAGACCACATCTTAAAGATTGAAAGCTCAGGTTTTGTTGATGTTGCAACGTCTTACCCTAGAAACACCACAGGTGATACTCAGTACATCTCTAAAGAAGGTTTTAAACTTACTGTAAGTAACGTGCCATCTTATTTAGGGGCTGCTCCTGATAATTACATCTTTGTAGGTGAACCCTATACCTTTAAGTACAAGTTCTCTGAACAGGTCTTTAAGATGGGTGATGATCCTACACGCCTCGCTCGTTATCAACTAAGACGTATTAGTCTTAACTATAATGACACAGGTAGTTTTGATGTAACAGTGGAGTCTACTGGTAGAGATCCCAAAGTAACAACCTTCACCGGACGTATCCTAAGTCAAGCTAATAACTTATTAGGCTCTGCTCCAACAGTTGAAGATGGTACACTCTCTGTAGGTATACAATCACAAGCTAAAGAAACTGGCATCACCATTACTAATAGTTCGCATCTACCATGCATCTTTCAGAACGCTGAAGTAGAAGCTTACGTCAACCAAAGAACTCGAAGGATATAAACATGGGACACCACTACAGACCCGCAAGGTTTGAAGATTGCCGTGAAATCGCTCCACTAATGCGCCAACAGGATGCTAAGGAAGTGATGGCAAGCAACGGCCTTAACCCTCTAAGGGCTTTACAAGAGTCCTTTAAGGTCTCTCAAATTAATAATTCAATAATACATGAGGATGGGTCTGTAGTGGGCATGTTTGGCTTAGGGGTTAATACAGCCTTTGCTAGTCCTTGGTTACTAGGAACAGATAAGTTAATTGAAACACGTAAAGAGTTTATTCCTCAAGCACGTCAATGGGTAGAGGAAGCAAACTACCATTACCCGCTATTACTTAACTTCGTACACGCAGATAATAGTGTATCGAAAAGGTGGCTCAAGTCTCTAGGATTTGAGTTTATTAAACTAGAAAAAGAATATGGAATAGGGAAAGAACCCTTTTACCAGTTCGTGAGGATGAGAAACCATGTGTGAACCAACATCTTTGGCTTTGGCTATAACTTCTATGGCTATGTCTACAGCGTCGGCTTTGCAAGCCCATAGCGCACAAAACAAAGCTTTCGAGTCTAATGCCAAAGCAGCTAACCAAGCTAAGATGGACGAAGATAGAGCGATTAATCTTCAGGAAGCTCAGGAGCAAGAAGCAACAGCAGCCCAATCCATTGAACAGGACAGACAGACACAAGGGTTAGCTGCAAAAGCTACCGTAGCAGGTGGCGAGAGCGGTGGCTTCCTAAACAACAACGCTGTTGTCCAAGACATCATGCGACAAGGTTTAGAGTCCAACACAATGAGCGGACAGAACCTTGAGCGTACTCAAGCACAGTTAGGTGAGCAGCGCTTAGGGGCTACATCAAGAGCGCAGTCACGTATTAACTCTGTGTCTAAAGCAAGCCCTATGGCTACAGCCTTAAAGATAGGGTCGGCTGGTGTTAATACTACTGCTCAGTATAAATCAGGCGGCTTCGGTGAAATTGAGTAATAAAGGAAACAACAATGGCAAAGAATAAATCAATACGACAGGGTGCGGGTGATTTACGTAACCCAGCAGTGCGTACTGGCTACCAAGTCAAAGCTCAACCTGTTGACACCTTTGTACGGACAAACGCTGGCCAACGTGGAAAGATGATTGCGGATGCTTTGGGTCAGGTTAGCGGTGCTGTAAGTAACTTAGGGGCGGCTAATGCTAAGGTAGCTGCGGAAGAAGAACGTCTTAGAGAAAAACTAGAACGCAAAGCCACAGCTTTACAAAAAGACCAAGCAAGGGTAGAGGCAAGCCGTCAAGCAGCTCTTTTTGAAGGAGCGCAGGCAAGCCAGAACTATGATGAAAACAGCTCTTTTAATAATATCTTCACTAGCTGGGCAAGTAGTGAGGAGGGAGCAGGCTATAACGAAACCTTTGAAAGTTATAAGGATAACCCAGAAGCACAAGCGGCATTCGCAAACACCTTTAGGCTCCAAACTGAAGCCAACCTTATCAAAGGTATTAATGAGTCTATCTTAACACAGAAGAAAGATGTTATTAGTAATATACTTCCAACAGTTTGGAAAGAAGCTCAGGATAATAACCCTAAAGACCCTACAGCAGCCTTTAGAGCTACTGAATCACAGCTCTTTACTAGACTTACAGCTAAACCTGAAGATGGTGGTTATGGTTTAAAGAACGAGATTGCCGCTGGTATGTTAGGGGACATCTTTAACACCTACGCACTCTCAAGGGACGAGAATGGTCGTGCCAATACACACTTAGCAGAGCAGTACATTCTCTCTGGTAAGGGTGGTGATGACATGAGAGAAAAACTTACCACTACTGTTATTAGACAGAAATCTTTAGCTGGCTCAGAGAGAAACTTAAAGAGAACTGAAGATAAGATTGAAGAGGACAAAAGAACCAAAGAGTTAGAGGTACAGCTAAGGTCTGGTGAATGGGTTACACCCGATGCTAATATTTTAGCTAACAACGCTCTAACAGATAATCAAAAAATATATCTTGTAGACATTAACCAAAAAGTAAATCAACAAAAAGCAATAGAGGCAGAACCTGCTCTAAAAGCTGAAGCTAAGAAACTCTTTCTTAAAACTAAACGTGATTTGGCGAAGGCGGCAGTGAGAGAAGACTTTACTGCTTTTGGTTTTGCTGAGGGTGTTATCCCTACCGCTGAAGAGTTAGAAACAAAACTGTCTGAATTGTATCTCGGTAAGATGGCTAACGAAAACGATTTCAATATGCTTTTAGAAAGCGCCCAGAAGAGCCTAAGTATTAATGAGTTCATTGATAACACAGAGGCTTCAAAACCCCTTAAGGTTCAGTTTAACCAACTTAAAGATCAATTTAAGGGTACTATTTTTGCTAGGGCCATGAAGAACTACTCTAAAGCAATGTTGGAGGGCACGCCTGTTCTAACATATCTTGAGGGTGAGCTTAAGCGTGAGGTATATGGAGCTGTAGAAGAGCATATAGAGGGTGGTAATAATTTAACTACAAAAACATTATCAGGTTTTTATGAGGAAGCTGCCCAAAAAGTAATGCAGCCTATTATAGAATATGTCAACAGTGATAATAAAATACAATTTCTTGAGGATGCGGTAGAACCTCCTGAAGAAGGTAGTAGTGGGCTAGAAATAGGCACTATTGACCAAGGCTTCAAGTATATAGGGGGAGATCCCAGTAAGAAAGAAAGCTGGGTTCCCGTAGAAGAAGCAAAGCCTTAAAAACCAGCACCAATATAAACATCGGAGTAAATAAATGACAAACCCTTGGGAAAAGAACTACGAAGTGGAGACAGTAAAACGTCCTTGGGAAAAGACTTATACAACACCTGTCCCCACCTACGACTCTTCTATCATTCCAGCCTATGAAGATTTATCTACACATACCCCTTGGCTTAAGGCTGCGGAAGAGATTTATAACATAGATAAAACTGAACAGACTAAGTGGAGTGGTACAGATGAAGAGTTAGCCCAGTACGGTATTGAACACATGGCTTGGTTTAACTCTAACTTTACTCTAGGTATGGCTGTGGATGCAGTGAAGCTCCAATCCGCTACCCAAGAACAGAAAGAAGCCTTCCTCTACATGATGGAAACATTCGATGAGATTGATGAGCCTAACCTCGAAGCTCTTGGAAGATTTACCAAAGGCTTCTTAACTGATCCTGCAACCTATGTAGGTATCACTACACTTGGCTTTGGTTTAGCTGGCAAGGAAGTTGGTAAGGTAGCCACCAAACAAGGTCTTAAAGAACTCCTCAAACAAGGTATCAAACGTGGTGGTACAATAGGGGCTATTGAAGGCGGTATCTACGGAGCTGCTGATGCGCGTATACGAGAAGGTATCCGTGTAGGCGGTGGCGCTCAAGACTCTGTAGATTATGGTAACGTGCTTACAGGCACAGCTATAGGTGCTGTTGGAGGGGCAATTCTAGGTACTGCGGCTGATACTGGTGTAACAGCTATTACCAACAAGGTTGCTAGAAAAGATAAACTAAAGCAGATTAAAGCTGAAAGAGAAAACCGATCAATCAAGGTTGATGAGGTAGATGAAGCAGATAAAGTTGAAGTCCCTAAAAGCACCCTAGAGGAACCTTCAGTTACTCCTAAGCAAGAAGAAACACCTGAAGTCTTAGACATAGATGGGGTTCTCATTGAGATCCCTTACTACAACACAGCCTTAACAGCTCCTTTAAGAAACATGGAGTCTATTGCAGAGAGGGCAGCAAGTTTAATCCCTGACATCATTAAGATGACCCCTGCGAGGTTTGTTAAACTAGCAGATCATATCCGCAATAGTGAGCTTACTGTAGAGTCACGTGCAAACATTGATCAGGTTATCCAAGGTGTCCGTGACCACTTCTTACGTGAGCAAGATGAATTGCTAGAGAAGTGGCAAAAGGCTTCAACACCTGAACAAGAAATAAAACTTCGTGAACAAATCCTCCAAGCCGAGGCTAACGCATCTCCTATCTACGACCTTGATGCTGACTTAGCTGGCGCTCAGGGTATGGCACTCAAACAACGTGATGGTATCTTTATTAGTGGTAAAGGTTATTCAATGGCGGAGCTTAAAGAAGAGTTCCCTGATTTGTCTGAGGCTGAACTTTTAGTCAAGAAGAAGGAAGCTATAGAAGAGGGCATCGAGAAAACTAAACTGAGTCAAGTAAGAGCAAAGTATGACGCTAAGTTAAAAGAGGCTCTTGAGAACAATGATCCTGCTACTTACCTCAAACTAAGTCGAGAAAAAAGGGAAGAGCTTAATAAGGTTATTGATGATGCCGATCCTGATTTAAACAACCTCGAACAAAAACCCGGAGCAACTAAAAATAAACCAAAAAGAAGTTTACTTGACAAGTTTAAACACCAACTCCTAGAAAGATCCAAAGATGCAGTAGAGCTTACCATTGGTAACGTATTCTCGGTGAGTACCTTACTGCTGAACGTGGGTGTGTCTAGTTTAAAGACTATCTACAGACCTGCACTAGACTTTGCTCTAGGTGGTAAGTGGAACAAACAAGCCCGTTTAGAAATGATGGCTGGCTATGCTGGTATAAAAGCTATGCGTCAGTCTGCGTTTAAAGCGGCTGCTATGGCTTTTAAATACGAGAAGCAGATAGCTACCTTTGAAACCAACAAGATGTTCGATGAGGATATTAGGTTTAAGGGTATTACAGGTTCGGTTATAAGACTCTTCCCTAGACTCTTGTTGGCCTCTGATGCGTTCCTACAGGATATTAACTATCGTGGGTTTGTCTCTGCAAGGGCTACTGATGATGCCTATGAGGAAGGTGTTAAGAAAGGTTTAAAAGGAAGTGAGTTAGACGCATTTATAAATAATCAGGTTAAAACAAAACTTGATGAAGCTTATGACACCTCTCTACGTGAACAAACAGTTGATGCTGTCTACCGTAAAGGTGTAGCTAAGAAACTTAAAGGCGAAGAGTTAGAGAACTGGGTTGCTGATGAATTAGTTAAAAATGAGAGTGGTTTATTCTCTTATAATGATCAAGGAGCCATCGAATACTCTAACGATATTCTCTTTAAGAAAGAGTTTAGTGGTGCAGGGTTACTGTCAGGCAGTGCTAAGAAGTACGAGAAGTTTGTAAGAGAGTGGCCTGTAGCTAAGTTGCTGTTAAACCTGTTCTGGAGAACACCTGTACGTGTATTTGAAGAAGGGATACGTCTTACTCCTGCATTGAACGTGCTGTCTACGCAGAAGTTCAGAGATGATCTATTGGGTAAGAATGGTAACAAAGCCATGCTACGTGCAAGAGGTGAGATGTTACTAGGACAAGCGTTGACAATGGAAACTATGACGATGTTGGCTGCTGGTACTATTACTGGCGCTAATGACCCGGAGCATCCTTACTCTATTCAGTTACCTGATGGTAGTTGGTGGAGTTACAGATTATCTGATCCTATCTCTACACCTATCAAAATCATAGCCAACACTATGGAAAACTATCAGATCCTTTTATTGCGTCAACAGCAAGAAGGTATTACTGATAAAGGGGAGCTTGAGCGTTTTTGGGAAGATGCTACCAGACCTATGTCTGCGGCCTTAGTTGGTTTAACGACCACTATAGCCGATGCTAGACTTCTTACAGGATTCTCTCAGACCT